ATGCGCTGCCCGCATTGCGGCGTGCGCATCGAGCACGACAAGAAGCGCGGCATGAACCTGAAAGGCGTGTGGCTCCGCGAAGGCGAGAAGATCACCGCGTCCGGACGCCGCTATGGCAACCCGCGCGAGAGCGATTCGATCAGCTACTGGCTGCGCGGCCCTGCAGCGACCTTCATCACCTGGTCCGAGATGGTCGTCAAGTACGTCAAGGCGCTGCGCAAGTTCGAGCAGACGGGCGACGACAACGACCTGAAAGCCACGGTCAACACCGACCAAGGCGAGCCGTACTCCGCGAAGGAAGACTCTGGCGATCGACTGCCGGAAGACATCATGGATAACGCGGTGGCGCGCAAGCCGAAGCACGTGCCGCCGGAAGTGCGTGCGCTGATGGCCACCGTCGACGTGCAGAAGAACCGTTTCGAGGTTCAGGTGATGGGCGTCATGCCCGGCTCGCCGTATCGCATCGCGGTGATCGACCGGTTCCCGATCGTGAAGTCCGAACGCCTGGACGCCGACGGCGACAAGCTGTGGGTCAAGCCAGCCACTCACCTGGAAGATTGGGACGTGATCGAAGACCAGGTGATGAGCAAGAAGTACCCGCTCGAAGGCGGCGGTGGCGAGATGGCGGTCTGCCTGACGTTCTGCGACTCCGGCGGTAAGGAAGGCGTGACCACCAACGCCTACAACTACTGGCGCAAGCTGCGCGACGAAGGCAAGCATGGGCGCTTCCAGTTGGTGAAGGGCGAGCCCAACGTGCACGCACCGCGCGTGCGCCTCGGCTACCCCGACTCGGTGCGCAAGGACCGACACGCAAACGCACGCGGCGAAGTGCCGGTGCTCTTCATCAACACGAACATGATGAAAGACTACGTGGACGCCATGCTCGATGTGCAGAAGGACGAGATCGGCAACGTGGTGTCTGCAGCGAAGGTCGAGTTCCCCGACTGGCTGGACATCAGTTTCTACGAGCAGCTGACCGCCGAGATCCGGAAGAACGGGAAGTGGGAGAAGATCTCCGGCCGCGCAAATGAGTCCTTCGATCTGCTGTGCTACTTCGCCGCCGGCCTGGCCGCCCGCAACATCGACCACGTCGACTGGACAGCTCCCCCCAAGTGGTTGCAGCCCTGGGACAGCAATCCGGCGGTCAAGCTGACCAGCCAAGCAAAAACGGGCTCGGTTGACAAGACCCCCGGCTCCCCGCCATCTTTCGCCTCACTCGCTGCTGACCTGGCCTGACCATGACCTGTTGCCAAACCCTAACCCCCGAAGAACTCGCAGCGCTGAAGGCCCGCATCGCCAAGCTCGAAGAGGTGTACGACACGCTGATGGCCGGCGGCGCTGTCGCGTCCTTCACCGATCAGAACGGCGAGCGTGTTGAGTACCGCGCAGCGAACCGCACCGCGCTCTTCGCTTACATCAACACGCTTCGCATCCGCGCCGGCATGCCGGTTCTCTGCGGCGTAGTTGGCCGCCCGATTGGATTCATCCTATGACCGATAAAGCCCTCGCAGTGAGCGAGCCGAACGTACGCCGAGGTGGGAGCCTCGGCGTTACCGTAGACGGCGTCCCGCTCGAAAAGTCGGCCGGCCTCGGCGGTGGTGCCTACGAAGGCTCCGACCGACTGAGCCGCGACCTGGCCTCCTGGCAACCCCGCATGCTGTCCGCCGACGCGTCGATCAACGACGCCCGCGCCAAGCTGACGATGGACGCACGCGGTCGTGACCTGACGCGCAACAGCGGCCCCATCCTGGGAGCGAGCTACGTCCACAAGGACTCGATCGTCGGCTCGCAGTACCGCCTCAACCTGAGCCCTGCGTACGACACCTTGCGTCGGCTCAACCCCGGCCTGAAGTTCGACGAGGTGTGGGCCGAAGAATTTCAGCAGGAAGTCGAAGAGCTGTTCCACCTGTACGCCGAGTCGATCGACAACTGGATCGACGTGCAGCGCTCGATGTCCTTCACCAGCCTGATCCGCATGGGCGTCGGCTGCTACTTCGCTGGGGGCGAGGTGCTTGCCACGTGCAACTGGATGAAGGGCTCGGGCCGGCCGTTCTCCACCGCCTTCCAGCTGATCGACTGCGATCGCCTGAGCAACCCGTACGACATGCAGGACACGAAGTTCATGCGTCGCGGTGTAGAGCTCAACCGCGACGGCGCGCCGGTCGCCTGCCACATCCGCGAGGGCTACCCGAACGACACGATGCGCGGCGGCACTGACTCGTTCCGTTGGGGCCGTCGGCCGATCTACAAGCAGTGGGGCCGCATGCACACGATCCTGCTGCGCAATATGCAGCGGCCGGAGCAGACGCGCGGTGTGGCCGACATGGTGGCCGTGCTGAAAGAGACGCGGATGGCCAACCGCTTCCACGACACCACCCTGGCCAACGCTATCGCCAACGCGAGCTTCGCTGCGGCCATTGAGTCGGAGCTGCCGCCGGAGATGGTGGGCGACATGCTGGGTGCCGACACCAGTCCCCGCCTGGACGCGTCCCGCTCGCTGCTGTCGGCGATCGCGGACTACTCGCGCGGTGGCAAGAACATCGAGCTCGACGGCGTCAAGATCCCGCATCTGTTCC